GGAAGTAACAAAGTTCTTAAACGATCACTTCGTCAAAGGCAATCAAGGCGACTCAACGGACGAATTAAAGATCGAAAACGACCTTGTGTATATACCTTATCGTTTTGTTAAGGGTTACTTCTCAGGCAGTGTCACGATGAAAATGGAGTCAGATCAACTGTCTTATTTTATGGACGTACTAGGCGACCTTCGCCCGCTATACAAAGAAGGGGACGCTTATCAAGGATGGGTCATTAAACATCCATATCATTATTGGTGGTATAAATAACCAATGCACCTGATCTCTCATTCACATACAGAGGTCACTGTCACTAAGTACACCAGGGCTTGTCCGTACTGCAAGACCCGCCCAAGAAAAAGAGTCACGTGCGGACACCCTGGCTGTCAATACCTACACCATCTTCTCTACGAACGCAAACAACGCAAGACAGATAGAAAATGCCCCTCGATCACGGTTTCGACCACCCACATCCTCTCCCGTTAGAATGCCAATATTTATTTACAAATAACCTTATTTATACAATAAGGGATGTAGATAGTAAAACTGACTTCTTCTTATGGGGAAACTATGCCCTTCGTTAAAGGTGATCCAAACATAAATCGTAAAGGCAGACCTAAGAACGCCGAACCTGATCTGCTTCGTGCCGCGCTAGAAAAAGAAGGAACACGCCGAGGAGAGAACTTTTGGGATAAGGTTGCCGAGTACGCTTTCAGAGATAAAAACATAATGATCGCGGTTATGAAGAAGTTCGTGCCTGATTCAACAATCTCAACAATAGATGGGGAAGTTAATTTTGTAAGTATGCCGTCGGTAATCATGGACGGTCAAGCACAGGAGCTTAACATTGGTTCAAATGATCCTGCCGGCTCTGCTGGACGTGCCGGAGAAGCTACTCCCGATAATCCAACGAATTAACGACTTTCGATACTTTCTAATCGAAGGCGGCCGCGGTGGTGGTAAGTCACAAACCATCGGGCGTATCTTTCTTTATTTAGCTGAACATAAATCTTTAAGAATGGTATGCGGTCGTGAAACGCAGAACAGTATCAATGAATCTGTTTATTCCCTCTTGGCTGATATTGTACGCAGCAACAATTTATATTTCGACATCGGAGCCTCAAAGATAACTCACCGAGGCACACAGACAACGATTAACTTTAGAGGTTTCAGAGAACAAGGCTCTTTCAACATTCAGGGTATGGAAGGGGTTGACGTTCTTTGGATAGATGAGGCACAGGCGATCACTAAGCAAACGCTGGACGTACTCATCCCGACCATTCGTAAAGACAAGGCAAAGATATTCTTCACGATGAACCGCCACGTCCACAACGATCCGGTGTTCGAGAAGTTCCGCGACAGAAGCGATTGCTTACATATCAAGATCAATTATGACGACAACAAACACTGCACCGCCGCCCTCAAGAGAGAAGCCGAAGAATGTAAGAAAAAGAGTTTAGAGGATTACGAGCATATCTGGTTAGGTGAGCCTTTAGCACGTGCTGAGGATTGTGTTTTCGGACACGATGAGCTTTTTTCCTGTAAGACCAATGTATACCCACTAAGGGAATCGTACGGCTACAGAATCGCTGGATTTGATATTGCTCGGTACGGGGATGATAAGTGTGCGTGTGTTATCTTGCAACAGAACGGTTCTTTGCATTGGGAAGTTATCTTCGCCGATCAATGGCAACATAAAGATTTGAATTACACCACAGGGCGTATTCTAACCACAGCCGCGGAGAATAAAGTTGATAAGTGCATCATTGACGAGGACGGGATAGGCTCAGGGCCGCTAGATAATTTGAGTAAAGGGAGAGGGATGGATAATTTCGTAGGTTTCCGCAATCCTTCCATAGGCTACTCAGACAACAAAGAGTACGCCAATCCTAGAACCTTAAACACTTACAAGCTCAAAGATATGATCTTAAAGGGGCATATTCACATCCCCGATGAAACTATCCTTCATGAGTTGGAGGAAGCGTTCAGATACACCTTCGATCATAACCAGAGAAAGATTCTAATATCCAAAGAGATTATGCGAAGCAAGTTCAAGGTCAAGAGTCCTAACCTTGCAGACGCTTTGATTATGGCCGTTTCGTTGGTTGGAGAGGTTAAGGCTCAACAGGACAATCGTTTCGTGCGGCATCCGCAGTATGTGAAGGAGGATAGCTTATTCTCAGTTGCGGGGGTGAGATGAGCGAGGTCGCTGAGTACCTGATGGTTAATTACTATTCAAGGTATAAGGGGCCGCGGAATGACATAGTTCCAAATAAGAACGATCTCATTCAAGCGTTAGAGAATAACCGGGATAAGGTAATCGTAGTCCGGGACGAGCATATTGAAGGGGTGGCGATATTTGTAAACATTACAGATGAGTTCTACGCCCTGTTGAAAGATTTAGACATAACAAGGTTTGACATCTTAAAGAACCTTTTAACTCAAGACGGCCCGAACGTACACTTTGTCCTCTTATGCGCGAATGGTTATAGAACGATAATGACAGGGATTAAACATATAAAGAAATTAAAGAATCCGAGAACGATCTCGTGGTGGTCGCCGGATTTAAGCCAATTACACGAATACAAAGTGGGAGGATGATATGGGATTTTTAGCGGCTTTAGTTCCGGCATTAACGGCAGGGGCGGCGATTGCTGGAACAGTAGCGACAATTCAATCGAACAAGGCAGCGGCTAAGTCAGCTAATAACGCAGCTAACGACGCGGCAGCAAGAAACGCAGCGGCTATTCAGTCAGTTAAAGACTCACAGTCGAACGCCTCTAATCAGGCGGATAAGGTTATTAAAGCTAAACGCGCCAACGCTACACAAACAGTTTACTCATCCCCTCTAGGAATAGCTGGCACAGCAGGGATAGCCCGCAAGACTTTACTAGGGCAATAGGAGATTTATGGCTGTAATCATGGGTGGAGCACCTAAAACAGAAACATCAGAACCGAGAGTTAAACAACTGCTTGAGTTCTATCAAAGACTTAAAGGGGATAGGTCTAATTTCGAGAGCTATTGGCAATCCCTACACGACTACTTCTATTTGGAATCACCTGACATCCAGAGCCAAACCCATCCGGGGAATGAGCTAAGGTCTGACTTCTTGTGGGACTCGACCACTCTTGAGGCAGGGGATGTTCTAGCTTCGGGATTTATGAATTACCTAACGCCGCCTACTTCCAAGTGGTTCAGCTTGCGACACCGTTCGCCGGCCCACAAAGACAACAAGAACGTCCAGAGTTACTTTGACGACGTGGCGGCAGAATGTTTACTTACCCTCAACCGGTCTAACTTCTACGATCAGATGTTCGGTTCATATAAAGGGTCTGGTGTTTACGGAACAAGCTGTTTAATCGAGGATGAGGATGTTCAAGACGATGCAAGATTTACGACTTTACCAATTAAGAACGTGTGTCTGGTCGAGGACGGGCGAGGGAAGATAGTCGAATACTTTATCGAGTTTGAGTATACCGCTAGACAAGCCGCGGATAGATGGGGTATTGAGAAGCTCTCAACTGAAATGCAGGAAGAAGTCAAGGCAGAGCAAAGACAAGATAAGAAGCATCCGTTCCTTTTATTCATTGGGCGCAGGCATCGGTTGGATATAAGAAAGACGGATAAAAAGAATTTGCCTATCGAGGCTTTATGGATAGACGTTCAGGGTAAAAAGACAATGGATGAGGGTGGGTATAACGAGTTTCCTGCCTTTTGTCACCGGTTCGATAAAAGACCTTTCGTGCCTTGGGGGTACTCTCCGGCTATGAAAGCCTTGCCTTTTGCCAGAATCCTAAATGCCACGGCTAAGACTAATCTCCGGTCAATGATGAAACACACAGACCCGGCGATAGCTGTGCCTGACAACGCTTTCATTATGCCTTTCAATGGGAATCCGAGAGCGATCAATTACTACAACAAGCAGAAGATGGATGGGAAAGATTTGATTACTGTAGGGAACACAGGCAATCCAGAGGTCGGAATGAACGCTGTTGAGTATTACTCACAGAAGGTTCGGGCGGTGATGTTTAATGACGTGTTCTTAGCTTTCAATAACGTCACGAAGCAGATGAACAATCCAGAGGTAATGGAACGCATTAACGAGAAGATGACTCTCTTAGGGCCTGCTGTAGGTAGGTATATCGCTGAGATGCTTAATCCTATCATCATTCGAACGATTGGTATTCTCGCTAGACGAGGGAGATTACCTAACCCGCCGGATGAGATTATGCAAGACCCGAATTATGAGATTGATTTTATATCACAGTTAGCCCAGGCACAGCGTAGAAGCGAGCTTAACGCGTTAATGACAGGTCTTTCAGTAGTCGGACAGGTGGCTCAGTTCATGCCTGAAGCCTTAGATAAGGTTGATGCGGATAAGGTGATTGATGAAACGTGGGCGGTTGTAGGCGCACCGGCTAAGGTTTTAAGAGATGACGGAGAGGTTCAAGCTATCCGAGAAGCTAAGGGACGCGCGGCACAGCAACAAATGTCAATGCAGTTAGCCCAACAGGGTGCTGATGTGGTTGAGCGCGGGTCGAAGGTTGATCTGAATATGGCCAAGGCACAGAAGGAATCAGAGAGTGATAGTTGATTGGCCTGATATATCGAAAGAGGACACAGAGAAAATAACGATGGGTAGGGTTAGGCCGTCGTTCACTATGTTTTTAAATAATATGACAATGGCTCCGAATGATTATAACTGTCTTGAGATTGGCACATCAACAGGGGTAAATGCTTTAACTATGTTGAAAGTTGATTTTATTAATCTGACTGTCATTGATCCATATTTAGATAATCAGCACGAAGAAACGATTATGAGAAATAGGTTAAAACCTTATGCCGATCGAGTAACGATTATTAAAGACACGTCTAATAATGCTGTGGATTTATTTAAAGATCATGAGTTTGACTATATTTATATTGACGGGCGACATGATTATCAAGGGGTTATGGAGGACTTAGAGAATTGGTTCCCAAAATTAAAACCAACAGGATTGTTTGCTGGCCATGATTTTAACCTTGAAGGAGTATTTACAGCTGTAAATGATTTTATGATTAAGAAAGACAAAAAGGTTTATGGCGTGGTTCAGCTCGGGAGCCAGAAAGTTCCAAGATGTTGGAATTTAGAACAATGTTGTGATTGGTGGGCGTGGGCATGATTGATCTTAAAGACCTAGAGCAAGTCCGTGGGTTGAAGTCGAACCTTCATGCTACGTTCGAAAGCCCTCAAGGAAAAGAAGCCTTAGAGTTTATGAAACAGTTAGGTGGTTGGTACCCGACAGTATTTGATTCATTTGATACCAATGAAATCATCGCCAGGGACGCGAATAGACGGTTGTTAGGAACGATCAGGACAATTTTAGAATTAACGCCAGAGCAAATTGTTGCTTTAGCAAACCAAGGAGAATGAAATGGAGAACGTTACTGCCCCTATGGACAACAGTACCGCCCAGGATGGAAGTCAAGGGACGACATCAGTAATCGCGGCCGGTCAAGAAACAACAACGACAACAACTACGCCTACAGTACCAACAAGCTGGAAAGCTAGTGTAAACACAGATTTGAGGAACAGTCCTCTGTTACAGAAGTTTGATGATACGCCGGAAGGACTGAATAAGGCTTTAGAGAGCCATGTCAATCTTGAAAAACTCTTAGGACACGAGAAAGTTCCTATTCCTAAAGACGTAAATGATACCGAAGGGTGGAATAGATTTAGTAAGGCGATGGGTATTCCCGATAAGGCAGATGGGTACAAGTTAGCTGACGCTAAAATGCCTGATTCTATGAAGGGAATGACGATTGATAAGAATAAGTTTGCAGAGGTCGTCCATGCTCACAAGCTGACACCGTCCCAAGCACAAGGTCTTTGGAAGGTCTATAACGAGATCAACATGGAGTCTTACAACAAAGCCATGAAAGAGCATGAAGGGAAGATGGTTGATACAGTTAATCGCCTCAAGGGTGAGTGGGGTGACGCGTATGAAACCAATGTTGAGTTAGGGCAGACTGTTATCAATAAGTTCTCAGACGACCAAGAGATGAACGATTATCTTACTGCGACACTTTCCCAAGACCCAAGAGGGGTTAAGTTCTTGGCTAAGATCGGAGATCAGTTCGCCGAGAATAAGATCGGTGAGTTTTCAATGAAGAAGTTTTCTTTGGGGCCTGAACAGGCTATGCAAGAGATTCAGAAGATAGTCAAAGACCCAAAGCATCCATATAACGACCGGCTAGCCGACGAGAAAGAGCATCAAGCTGCCGTGGACTATGTCAATTCGCTTTACCAAACAGTAAACAGACCGGCACGATAAGCGAAAGCCCGTGTGGGTTTGTGCAGGGAAATCCGACAAGCGTAATGGCCCGGATGTAGTAAAGATGCAAAGAGTCGCCCCGCAAGGATAAGCTCAACTCGCGCATAAGGTAAAATTCAACACTTATCACAAGGGGAATTTAAGAGAAAGTGGCTAGACCAAGCTTAAAGCCGTGGAGTATCTTAAATAAAAAATTATGGCCGATACACAGAATGTGATTTACGGGCAAGCGTACAGCCAGAATATTATGCAGTTGGCTCAGCAGAAATATTCAAAGCTGGCGAACACGGTTTATATGAAACCGAATGTTCGTGGTAAGACCTTTTTCCAAGACCAGATCGGTGAGTGGTCAATGGAAGTTAAAGGTAGCAGAAACACACAAACACCGAACAACGATCCGACTTTATCTCGACGTATGGGAGTTATGGTTGATTACCATGATAACCGTTTGTTGGATCGTGGGGATGAATTAAAGAGTATTTCTGATCCTCGCAGTGCCTACACAATCGCCGCAGCCACAGCATTGGGCCGCAAGATTGATGAGGTTATCATCACAGCTGCAATCAACTCAGCTGCCGCAGGGGAAACCGGTACGACGACTGTTACTCAGGGAAACATTATCCTGGCAACAGCTTCTTCAATGACACTTGCTCGCATCATCGCTGTCAAACAGCAGATGGATGAACAAGATGTTGAAATGGAAGATCGTTTCTTCGTAGTGAAGCCTGCCGTTCTTGACAACCTGTTAAACCAGACGACTGCAACGTCATCTGATTACAACAGCGTCAAGGCATTGATCCGCGGTGAAATTGATACATGGATGGGATTCAAATGGATCGCCTCCACACGTATCGCAGCCATCTCATCTTCAACTTTGTTAGGTGTGGCTTATCAGCGTTATGGTCTTTGCGCGGCTATGGGAGCTTCTCCTTTAGTCCGTACTGACGAACGCGCTGACTTAAGCTATAGCTGGCAAGTTTACTATGAATTGAATGTCGGCTGTGTCCGTTTAGAAGAAGATCGAGTTGTTGTACTTAACGAAGGTTAATCTGCTATAGGCGAAGGAGCTTAAAATGGCAAAATCAGCAAATGTTACAAAGTACGATGCCGGCGGTACAGGGGATAATATTATTGCCGACGGTTTTATCAAAACAGTTGAAAAGGTGTGGATTGATACCTATACCTTTTCTTCTTCAGCAACAATCGGGGTGGGGACTATCGTTGACTGTGCCAAGATTCCCGCTGGAAAGAAAGTAACGGACATCACGGTTTGGGGTTTATCTCCTACCCAGATTTCCGCTACGTCTACCAACGCGGTTTCAATCGGCGCACGATACGGTTCAACGACAACGACAAACGCCACTCAGTTCTTAGGAGCTACGACTTTAGGGACTGTGACGTTTGAGAACATTCCGTTGCGTGCAAGATCAGGGATCGGGGTTGAATGTACATCTTCAACACATACGATCTTCCTGCACTTCACCGGTGCTAATCCTTCCATCACAGGCGGGACGATCACAACGGTTGTAAAGTACACCTAAAAGCATGGGGCGAACGCTGTCTTTCTTAAAGAGGCAGTCAGTAGCCCCTCTTTATAAGGAGCCACATGGCGGCATCCAAGACGAGTATTATCAATAAAGCATTAACCTTAGTCGGGGCATTAGCAGTCACGTCTATCGACGATGATTCGCAAAATGCCAGGACAGTAAGGAAGATTTACGAGATAGATTTAAGGTCTATTCTGTCTGAGTGTAAGTGGAATTTCGCAACGAAAAGACTTTTACTCTCTCTCTCCGCGGACACGCTTGACTGGTACGACACGGGGGAGGGGGTTGTGTATGTACGTCCTACCGACATAATTAAAATCTTCGAAACAAATAACGTAAAAGCAAGATGGCGAGAGGAAGGGGATTATATCATCTCCGACACCTCAGAGCTAGGGATTCGTTATGTGTATTTCCACGACGATCCGGCTAAGTACCCAGGATTATTCGTTGACGCTTTCGTAGATAAGTTAGCTTCTAGCTTTGCTTATGAGATCGTCAATTCAGCCACATTGGGAGAGAGGTATTTAACAAAGTATGAAAATATCAGCTTACCGAAAGCTACGAGTGCTAATTCGCAAGTTGGGTATCAACAAACAATTATTGATGATGCCTGGGAATTATCTAAATACCATAACAACGCAACGGAAGCGTAAATATGCCTAAGCCTCCATTAACGGTGGGCGTTGATACGGCCCCGATTACATTGTATGCGAAGAAGGATTTAGATTCTGCGTTTGCTGAGGCAGTAAAAGCGACTGATGGGAATATCTTAATGGTAGCGGGTGGGTTGGTTCCACCGGGGTATGATTACATCTCTTTATCTCCGGCAAGCCAGCCGACGACGATCGTGTTTAAACAGGGAGGATCAGGCGGGACGGTGCTTTCGACTTTGACGATAGCTTACAGTGGTAGTGACATCAGCAGCGTGACTAGGACATGATTAAGAAACTAATCTTTAACCCTTTAACGTCTAACTTTGATTTCATATCAAACATCCCACAGCTTGACGCTGATCCGGCTTCACCTAACGCGGAAGATGTTTGGGTTTTAAGAACAACAGGTGCGGTTTCAGGTGGTGGGACGATCAAGGGATGGATAGGGTTAGGGAGTACACCGATACTCAGCCCAGGCTCAGGCGGGGCATCAACATACGCATTAAAATATAGAACACAAGAAGGAACAACAGTAGGGGTAGCATTATCATAGGAGGCAATAGTGGCAACTTCACATATTTCGCTTGATACTGGTTCGACGCTAAGAACAGCGACGCATACCATAACAGAAGATGCGGCAACAAAACATATCCCAAGAAGTGTTTTAAATGATTCGGCAGGCGCGGATCACGGGGTAGCTGCTAATCCTCTCTATGTAATACCTTCCGGTGGGGTGACTACCATTTCCGGGGTTGTGACTGTGACAGGTTCTACGGTTATCGTTTCAATGCCGGCGATCACGGGGTCAACGTCGGTTGTCAATACAGTCGCAATTACAGGTAATGTGACGGCCATAGGGACAACGATTGTCGGGACAACATCGACTTTAGTATTAAATGTGCAAGGAGCCACAGGTGGGATTCCGCTTAGCGTAACAGGTTCGACTGTTATCGTATCAATGCCAGCTATTACTGGTTCGACTTCTGTTGTGAATACTGTGACGATTACCGGATCAACCACAGTTGTCGGGACAGTTGCTATTACAGGTTCGACAGCTATCGTTGCCGCCTTACCGGCAGGGACAAATAATATCGGTGACGTAGACGTTCTTTCTATGCCGACAGTCACCATTACGGGTTCAACGACTATCGTCGGTACGGTTACGATTACAGGGTCAACGACTCTCGTCGGGACTTCAACGATCACAGGTTCGACTTCAGTGGTTAATACGGTCACAGTCACGGGGAACACGACTCTGGTTCACGTAGGATTCCCGAATAAAGCGAGTGTGGTAGCTGAGGTCACGACCGCAGGGACTACGACTCTCATTCCTTCCCACGCTACTCTTTGCATTTACTTAACTGATCTGGTTGTGAGTAACGGGGCCGCGGCAGGAAGTGTGAAGTTTGGGGAAACGAATACCACAACTCAATCAAATGTCAAGATCGGTTCATTATATTTCGCGGTCAACGGTGGGTGCGTGTTTCCAATTATAAACCCGATAAAGTGTTCGGCTACGACTCCGCTTGTGATGACAGCGGTTTCTTGCACGACTTTAAGCGCAACAGCAACTTACTATTACGCAGCATAAAGATAATCTAATTCAATGACGTATATAGCATTTACAGGAGAGATATGGCAAAACAAATAATCATTTTAGAAAGAACAGACGAACCCAGTGATATGAATTTCAATGTGGTGTTTTGGCTTTCTGTGCCGGCGAGCAGACAGGCCTTTTACGCTGATGTAAATAAGGTGAGTAAGTACAAGGACGTAAGCGCGCAAGAATTACAAGACATTAAAGATGG